ATAAAAGTAGCTTAGGCACTGGGGGACCTCCTCACTTCAGTTGTAATCATGGAACGTATCGTACTCTTCCGTATGTCTCGCACACGGCCTGTATCTCTTTGATGGCTTTTAACATCCACCTAGAGCTTCCGATAGACAGATCTCTCTGCATCCGCTAGATTACTTTCCAAAAGGAAAGAAGGTCAATAAGTGGTACAGTGAGGCGAAGCTTCTACTCTTCTCCCTTTTAGGCTTTAAGCCTGTGTCCAACCTTATCAAAGATAGGAACATCATAAACGATGAACCCATCTCCCTCCAATACTGTTCTCTGCATGCCTCGTGAGAGGCTCTTTCTCACTTTCAATACCTCATCGAAACGGATTACCGCTTCTTTAGGACGAGGTTGAAGTAGTTGACGGACATCCCGCAATAGCATAGTAAACCTACGAATATTACGAGACTCCATAAGATCATCCTCAGTCAGAGGCTGGCCGACTCCTTGATCGAACTCTTTCAGAGCTCGTCTCAGGCCGGTTACCAGCATCTGCGTGTGACGTAGATCTATCTGCAAGCCGTTGAAGGCCTGTTTGATTTGATCTCTTATGGTAAAATATGTAAGCCACTGACGATCATCGTCAGATTCAGGTTTTCCTGTTGGCTCCCACTTAGGCTTAGGTACATCTTGAATGGTGTATCCCGAAGAATCTTTCACGAACTTCTTGATTCGAACTTCAGCTGTTTCCAGCATCGCCCTAATACAAGCTTCAAATGAAAGAACCGCTAGGGGAGTGTTAAGAATCATCGGTTTTAATGCCGACTTCATCTGCACTCACTTATCTAGCGCCACGGATTCTACCCCTCAAGGAGAATACCAAGCCACCGCCATCCCTCTGAGCCTTTTTGGCAATGATTGGAGTACGGCTAGACGGGCTTTTACCCGGTAACCATATCCAAGCACGGAACAGAGCCTGCTGAATGAAACTGCGTATTTACGCGCAAATTCCAAAGCAGCGAACCCTGAGAAGTACGCAACGGACACCTCGGTTAGAGGCACCGGACTGCAATCTTCTCCTTGGACGAAATATCGTTTTGCAAACTCTAGCACCCCAGAACGGGATACTAAGGATTTTGCTAATCCGATTTCCACACCAAGCTCTCGCATCAATTGCAAGTAGCAACGGGCTACGCGCCCGTCCGCTATCACAATATCATCACCTAATAGTGCATAAGAGGAGAAATTTCCCATCGGATAGCCGGCTCTGAGAGCCGACACCCCGACCAAAAAGTGGTGACACAATGCAAGCATCGCCCATGAGGACAATGCTCCCATTGGCTGACCAACGGCATACTTGACTTCCACAGGTAACTCCCCTTTCGCAAATCGCTTTGCTGATTCAGGAAGCACATAGGAACGACTTACCAATAGATCCTTTCAAAC